GAAGCTCAAATAATCACAAGCGAAGCAAATGGTATGTTAATTAATGTCCCGAAATTTCGACAAAGATTTTGGAAAACTGTATTAACGGCTCATCAACTACAGAGAATTATTTGCGGAGTACCGGCGAATTGTGTAAGCCCCCAATTGATGCGTCTCTGTGGAGAAGTGATCAAAGTGGGTAATGAGAAATTTATGGATTTATCATCATCTCCAGTTCGCTTTGAACCAATGGTTATATGTATAGAAGGGCCTCCAGGAGTAGGAAAGAGTTTTGCTACGGAAGAGATAGCCAAAGTTTTATTACAAGAAGTTGGTTTTACTCAACCATCATCGGAAAGCATTTATTATAGAACTCCAGGAGAAAAATTTTGGAGTGGTTATCGGGACCAACCAGTTATTGTTTACGATGAGTGGTTAAATGTAAATGACCCCTTGAAATGTACAGAAGTTTTAGCAGAACTCATGAAATTGAAATCTACGGCGATATTTATCCCGGAAATGGCCCATTTAGAAGAAAAGAAGATACGGGGTAATCCATATCTTATCATCTTATTGTGTAATGGAGCTTTTCCAAGTGTGAGTGATTACATGAGATATCCAAAAGCGATTTATCGGCGACGTGATCTTGTCTTTCGTTGTGAAAGATCTCAAGAGTATAAGGATAAAGACTTGCGGAGTCTATCAGCTGCAGAGTTGGAAGCCTCACCTCATTTACAGTTTAAAGTCTATACAGATCCCACTAATGAAAGATCTCTTAATCCTGAAGCACGAACTTTTGCTCAGACTTTGATCTTTATGAAGAACCGCTTTAAACGCTATTGGTTGAAAGAGAAAGAAATAGTTCAAGTCCGAATGTCACGCTTACCTCAATTTGCAGGTACGACCACTACGAGTTTAAGATTAGAGGATCCATTTACACTGTTTTATGAGCTAAATTGTAGAATACAAGAAGATGAAACTTTAAGTCAAAACGGGTGGACTCCTTACGAACAATTAGAAGCTGCAGTTGAAATGATATCTCAAGCAGTTAATCATCATCAGGAAGCCGTTGAGGAAGTTGAAATTCCTGAAGAATTAACTTGGGCTGAATTAATCACTAGTCCTGTACAACAAGGACCCTTGCAGACTGGGTTAACAATCTTGGGATTTTTAGTTGAAGGAGGATTTGCTAAATACTTAATGGCCGCAACAGCCAAAGTATTATTGAAATGGAAAGAACAATTATTTAAAATGCAGCCTATTACAGGTAGTTGTGGAATTTGTAGAGAGGAAAAAGCATGTTTATATGTATGCAAGTCAACTGTTCATTTAACTGAAGGACAGCACTTTATGTGTTCAGATTGCTTTATAGCTCGTGAATATGCTGGAGAATTAGGGTGTTTCGAGTGTGATTGTCCCGACATGTGTACGGTTGTGAGAAGCCAAGATATCTCGACAGTTTCTTTATTAGTTCGCATAGCGCGTGTAATGCATTATAGTTTGACATGGGTCGTGGAGAGATTAATGGAATGGTATGGTTGGAGACGAAAGAATAGAGTTACATTTAATGGTTTAGCATCCGCGTACTTTATGGGAGTTCTTGGAGTAATTTTGAGTGCTTTAGTGGGCGATACAGAATTAACCTTTAATAAAGCTGTTGCAACAAGTTGTATATATTCAACTGTTGTAGAAGTGTGTTTTTCAATAGGTTCTATGTTTAGAAGTAAGAATAAATACCAAGGGCGTTCTAATTATAAAGGAATACCAACATCACAAATAGATAGTTGGGAGGAAACACGAGATTGTTCAGAAACTGCTATTACGCAGGAATACAATGATTTATTTAAACCGGGGTTAAACGAGATCATATTTGAGAAAATGTTGGTCCCTCAAGAACAAAGAGAAGGTTGTTTACATCATAAATTATTCGAGCTTGACAGTAATTCTATTCTAGAAGGTGAAAAATGGTTATTAGTTGATACAGAGACCTCACGATACATTGCAGTATCTAGTAGTCCCTGTACGTATACGAAATGTCCTCTTCTCAATTACGAGAAATACAAAGAATTCTGTTTGGAATATTTAAAAG